TACCTTTTGATTTAAAGTCCCATCTTGCTCTGCTTCAACATTCTGAAGCTCTTCTTCATATTTTTGTTTAGGGAACATACCTGTTTGGTTGTATTCCCACCATGATTTAAATGAAGATCGGCCTTGTAGAGCTGCTTCAAATAACTGTCGAGCTAACTCAGCTAAATAACCCTGTTTGTTAAATTCTTGACTGATTTCGAACATCAAATCATCTTTAGTTAGAACATCCACATTAGGCGTTACAAACTTAGCAGCCCATCGTAATGCTGCTGACAAGGCTTCATTCATATTAACGACACAGAGCGAAAGAACTGAATGCTGAACGGCGTCATCACTATTTGCCTCTGTAGCAGTCTTTTTGCTTCCAGAACCCTTCTCGATTAAACGTGCCCCCATCTCCTTCATTTTTTCCCACTTGTCTTTCATGGCTTCCCGGGCAAGCGTATTAGGATCAGCTTGAACAATACCTAGACCACCATTTTCAGGTAAAGGCAAAAGTACTTTCGCTCCAATGTAGATGCCACGTTTCTTGGCTTGGTCATACCACTCCCAATTAACACCCTTCGCATAATATTGAGGTTGCCCCATATAAAAAACGGACTCTTGAAAGTCCGCACTGTCTCTGTAATGGGCTAAATTGAGATTAGCCAAAGGAAGTAATGGAGGCTTTTTAATCTCTTCTGAATTATCAATTGCACCTACAAATGTAAAAGGTATATAGGTCCAGAAATTCCCGTTGTAATCTGTTGGAAACTTCTTATCTCCGCCAACCCAGTTACCCTTTTCACCCTTTGTATACACCTGAACGGAATAAATATATTCCCCATTACCCTCTTGCTCTAAACGAAGTACACGATATTGCTCTTGTTCGGTTTTACTAAATCCATCAGCACCGCGCTCAGACCTAAATTCACGGATAACTACGAGACAAAGTTTTTTCTGGTTATCGATCATTACTGAATCCCAATTCACTACATCAAGGGCATTTAGTAAATGAATCATCGGATAGGCTTTTTGTGCTTTAAATTCCGCTAGATTACGAGCTGGTGGCACATCGGGATAATCAACATATAAAGCGCAACGATAATGCTTCAATAAGTGGCGAATTCCATTTTGAGCCAATTGATAAGTACTTAAACCGGCTCCATTCGCATTACGTTCTAAATGAGCAAGCTCGGGAGGAAATTTAAAACTTGGATCTGTTGCAAAAGCTGCTCCAACTAAACTATTTGATGTAGTCCCTGTTACTTCATAAAAGACTGCACGGGTAAGATAAGCCTCATAAGCGCTTTTATTTGCAGGTGATTTATCATGTGCATTTGGCATCGGCAAATATTTTTCACCTTTAGCCTTAACTGCATCTTCACCTTCACAAACATCATCAAGTTTTTGCCAGTATGGCAAGTTCTTAACATATTCAGCATGTTGAAAAGTTACATCACTCATCGAGCAAATCCCATATCAGCAAAGAAGGCTTCAAAACCTTCATGTAATTCATTAAACGCATCTGAAGCTGCATCCACTTGGTCGTCATGTGTGCCATTAGGAAAATGACGAAGCTCATCAATAAAATCCTTATTCCATTCACCTTTGAGCATTCGTACATTTCCTACGTTAACTTGGGCCGCAAATGGTTGTGCACGTGTAAGCTTGTCACCTGAAATTGGCTTAGCTATCACGCTATAACCCGCAAGAAGCTTCACAAATGAACTAGCTTGCGATTTACCAGCTTGACCGGGATCTTGTGGTAGACGCACAGAAACTTTTTTCCCATCTATTTTTGCTGTTTGTTCTAAGCGCTTATTCACATTGTCAGGACCAAGCTGTCCTCTAGTTACATCGACAATGTAAGTAAAACCATCTGCACCTAGAGCTTCTCTTACACCTACTGTAAAGTCGCCCTCATTTTCGGTAGCCCCAAAGTCCCAAGCCCTAACTTGTTTCAATACATCCGCAGGCAAAGCATCAACAATTTGAATATTGTCGGGCTTAAAAAAACCGCCTGCTGGCGGTGATGGCATTTGTCGGTACTGCCCGGCAAATACATATGGTGCGGCTTGCTCCATTAGCCTCAATTTTTGGATATTGTGCTTAGCTGGCCACAATGCAGATCCGTCTTCTTGAATAGCCGAAAGACATAGATGCTCCCACACTTCACCGTTACCACCAGCTACAGGAACGCCGTCTTTTCTATCACCTAGCAGCCATCCTGCCAAATCATCTTCATGAAGACGCTGCATAATGACAATAATTGGCGTTTCCGGTGAGTTAGTACGAGACTCAAGGGTATTTTGGAACCAGTCAATTACACCTTCACGGATAGTTTTTGATTTGGCTTCATCAGCCTTATGCGGGTCATCAATGATGATGCAACCACCAAAGCCTTCACGCATTTTGCCTGCACCAAAACCTGTAATGGTACCGCCAGTACCAGTCGCATAGCAGACTCCGCCTGCATCTGTGCGCCAGAAATCCTTAGCTTTACTATCCTCACGTAACTTAAGATCAGGAAAGACCTTTTTATAAGCCTTTTCTTGAACCATATTACGAGTCTGAAATGCATTATTTGCGGCAAGCATTGCCGAGTAACTGATATGAATAAACTCACAGTCTGGATTCTTACCAAAACACCATGCCATAAAATTAATTACAGCAATTTCAGTTTTAGAATATCGTGGTGGAACGTTAATAATTAACCGCTTTATCTCTCCGCGATAAACTTTTATTAAAGCTTCGCAGATTTCTAAGTGGTGCCAATTTTGCATCCATTTATAACCACGGCGCTCCTTAAACATGTACCTTGTGAAGAAATATAAATCTTCTTGCGCCTCGATCCGGATGGCTTTATCCCGAGCCGCATCAGTACTCATCTAAGACTTCCCTCCGCGCTTTTAAGTAATCTTCCATTGGAACTGGAATTTCTGAATTAACTGTTTGGACTGGTCCGCCGTCTTTGCCTGTAATTTCCTTGCGATTGGTATATAAGCCGCCAACCTCTTTAGCTGCCTGCTCTAAAAGGCTCGGCACAATGACAGGGTTTTCTTTGAATTGTTCATGATCGATAAATCGTTGTAGGCGCTTGAGGCGGTATGCAATGTTTGCGATTGGAATTGCGCTAAGGTTGTCGTTCATTTCCTTGCGCACTCTGTAGAACTCAGTTTTAAATTCTTCGCTTAAGTCCTGCCCAGTTTTCTTAGTTGGGTCGTATGCTTCACATTGCTGTTTGGTTACGGTAATACCAAATTCTTCTTGGACGCCTCTTGCTGTTTCACTAGGTGTCTCATAGGTAGCAAGTGACCGTACTATATAGAGTTTTACCCGTTTATTAAGCCTTGCCATTTATCTCTATCCGTCCAAGTACGTCCAAGTAGAGTGGCAAAAAAAATTTAAACCACCTTCAAGTTACAAGTGCCGCAAGCATAATGAACATCTGCCCGTGACAGCTGCGGTCTTTTATTAGCTGCTTCAACTATCCGCATAACATCCTCACTTGCTCCATATCGACGAACAACGCCAGTAAATTCTTCAACATCGTGACCTTGAATAGCTAACTTAGGCATACCAGTTTCTCTGTTATAAGCTGGTGTCCCGTATTGGTCCTTCTTATGTGCAATGTGATAAAGCTCGTGTTCAACCAAAGCACAAAAGTTCACATCACTTGCTATACGTGAATATGAAGCATCAAAAGTGATTAAGTATTCAGGTAAATAATTGAACCACTGGATGAATTGTTCTTCTTGTCGTTCTTTCTTCCAGCCACCAGCATTGATCATGACTTTTTCAGTAGTACCAATGACCTGACGGCCTTGCTTTTTAAAACCAGATCTAGCCCACATCACAGCAATATCGGGATATCGAAATGACCGTAAATGCATGTGATCAGGGTTAAATAATTTAGATTTAGGATCTAGAAAAACCTTTCTTATCCATTCCCATAATTCTGGCGCTGGCACAAAGTTAGGCGTACCCATTTCAAAAATCCAATCTGGAGGCATTGGACGAACAGGCACATGAAAGCCGACTTCATTTTTCATAAATTTAACCCAATAAAAAAAAGCCCCAAATTGGGACTTTGTAATTCATTAATTAAGTAAAAAATATTCCATAATTCTTTCAATCTACTACAAACTTAATTCTGCTTTTGACTCTCAATCATTTCTGAAAGGCTTTTTTGAAATTCAGGGATGGAAAATATATCAATATATGGCATTTTAAGAATCCTTTTATTTTTCTTAAGTACGCCTAAGCCAGAAAGAGACTGTGATTTATCTGTTAGGAAAAAAAATTCAAAACAGTAACCCTCAAAAATAGTTAAAAACCGAATTCGCTGCATATTATCAATATTACAATAAATATCAGTTATAAAATCTAATTCCATTTCATTAAATGGAGCTATCAAACTTACTAATTTTGAAATTCTGAGATCATAACATTCGGTTAAAAAAACCCGCTCGTTCTTAACACTTTCCTTTAAAAAATTTTTAGCTAAAGGAGATTCATCAAAAATTTTTAATTTTTTAAAAACTTCATGGTTAGATGGCTTTGTTGCATAAAGCCTTTGACGGCAGAGTTTTCCTAAGTTGCTAAAATTTAGGTTACAACTTGGGTATGAGGTCTGCCTAATTCTGTAAATTTATTTAATACGGCTACGCGTGCATGGATCTCATTCACTTGGCTGTCAAAATTCCTAGCACTGAGTTTATCGCCTAATAACTTGATGCAATGCATCTTAGTTTCAACCAAACTTCGCCGATGATAGCCTGACCATTTTTTCCATAGTGTGCTGCCTAAACGTTTAACTGTTCGAAGTAATTCATTTCGCTCTAGCGAGCTGATCTTTGTATCTTTCCATGGTTTCGCATTTTTTCTAGGTGGAATCACCGCATGCGCTTGCCTATCTACAATGACCTGACGGCATTTCTTGGTGTCATAAGCTCCATCGGTATAAACAGAGTCAATCTGCTCATCTTGTGGAATCTGATTAAGTAAATCA